ATTCTTAATCTCTTGATCAGCATATTGTCTTGACATTTTCTCAAAGAAAAATCTATCCTTCCTTTTATAAAAGGATTGAATAGCAGCTCTTACTCTTCCTTTACATTTAAAAAAATCATATGCATCCTTCATAAAATGAGTTTTAAGAGCAATATAGGTAGTATAAGTTTCAAAAGGAGTCATTTTCTATTATATTAAATGCAAGAGTAATTCTTTCTTTATTAACAGTCTGTGGTTCTACATGATGCCAAGTAGATGCAGGAAACATTACCATTGTACCATCCAATCCTTCATATGCACATTCATAATGATCAAAAATAGTAGGATGCTTATGATTCTTATAGTATATCACACCTGAAAGAAATCCTGCATGGTTATGTGAGGGATTATCATCTCCTTGATATGCAAAGTTAGTCCAGATATCATACCCGTCAAAGTGACCATCCCATTTTCTTAATTTAAATTCTCTATTATTCTTACCCATTCCCCAATACTTTGCGGTCAATCTCAAGACCCATGCTAACCAGAAAGAACTATCAACTAAACTAGGAGAGATAGAACACTGATAAGAATTATGTGCCTTTCCATCCATAGAAAGATACCCTACATTCTCATGGGCTTTCAGTTCTGCTAAGGGACTATTCTTAAACCTCTTACTTTCACTTACCCATACCTCAAGTTCCTTCATGATTTGTGGAGGAATCTTAGCAACCATTACAGGACAACCTTCCTGCAACTTCTTCATTTCTAAAAGTTTATTCATACTTGCCTCACTGGTATCATGTTTCCAGATAATATAATTCTATCTTCTGAATGATTATAAGGAACATGATGCTTCAGCATAGACGGAAAAATAACAACCTTACCTTCCTCTGCACTTATTTCCTCACCACTAGTAGTAAAAATTAAAGGAGAAGATTTGGGAGGACACTTTATAAAATAAACAAAAGAAAAAAGTGAAGGATAATGACTATGACTCTTGCAGTAATCACCCTTTCCATATCTACCAACCCACATGCCTGTCTGATAAGTAGTCACTGCTTCTGGACTATCAGAAGACACTCCTGAAGGTAATCCTATACTATGCGTAAAGACTACTATATCATTAATCCATTTCAATATCTGTCCACTTGGATTAGAAAGGGATGGAGTTAAAAATATTTTCTTAGCAACCATATTTGTCATCTCTGAACCCAGAGATGCATCTAAAACATCAGAACAGTTATCAATCTCCTCAATCAACTTCTCTTTTAATTGTTCTGCTCTAGGATGTGTTTCAATTATTAGATAATGATTTTCACTAACAATCATATAGGAAGTTTAGCATGAGAAGTTCTCTTTAAAAGATTTAATTCCATTGCTTCACCTCTAAGTTTTTCCTTTAAAGGTTTGGAAATTAATTTAGGAACTGATTCTATATCAACATTATTCTTTTCGCAAAAGAAAATTATAGCATCAATATACTTCATGTCTTTATTTTCTAAGGCAATAGACTCTATCTCCTCTACGAATTTTCTAGAGCAGTAGAATTTATTCTCAACTAATTCCTTAAAGCTTTCTTCTTCAGGGTTTGGCATAGTCTTGCAATTTAAATTCAACAAACTCTCTAATATAGTCGGAGAGTAAATTGATGTACTTTCTTTTGTCGTATTCTTCATAAACTACACATTCTCCATTCTCACATGACATAATAATGACAAATTTCTTTACCATTATACCAGTCATTTCAAATAACATGCAAGCATATGCTGCACATTGGACATAATAATGGTCAATCCACTCTCTGGGTTTGGGTTTTTTACTAGTCTTAAAATCAATTACAGCTAGTTCCCCATCATACTCAGCAATACAGTCAACAGTTCCTGCTATTCCTAACTCTAAACTATAGAGTGAAGACTCAAGAGCATGAACGTTATCAATATGATTGAGAGTATCTTTAGATTGTAAAAATAAAAATTCTGATAAAGGTTGAACAGTACCATGCTCAAATTCTTTATTGCCTAAATGATTCTCAGCCAGAGTATGATAATCTGTACCCCTGCTAGTGGCTTTTCTTGTGATCTTATCGGCTTCTTCAGTCCCTACTTTCTTGCGCCAATCAATAAAAATCTGCCGATTAATATAACTGATAACAGAAGTAATAGAAACAAGTTTCTTATTACCTTCAGGAGTTTGGTAGTATCTCACACCATCAATAGTCTCCCTCTCTAAAGTAGGAAGATCAAGATCAACATGATTAAACATTACATCTCTATACCCAATTGAAGTTTTGAAACAATGTACTCTTTAACAAGACCACTTCTACAGATATCTTCTGCAGTAAACTCTATTGTATCAAAGGATGGCATATTTTGCAAGATCTTCATGAAGTCAACTATACCATTCTTCTCATTGGTTTTAGTCAAGTCTGTCTGTGTTGCATCTCCACAGAACATAATCTTAGAGTTCTCTCCAACTCTAGTAATCATTGAATCTAATTCATGGAAGTTAAGATTCTGAAATTCATCTACTATTAAAATAGAATTGTCAAAGGTTGTTCCTCTAATAAAAGAGGTACTCCAAAAATCAATTGTCCCCTGTGTTTTAAGATTGCCATAAAGCATATCAAAAGAAGCATCATCAGGCATCTCAAACATATACTTTACCATATGTTTGTAAGGGATTTGATAAAGATAGGATTTGTCTTCATGATCACCAGGAAGAAAGCCAATTTCACGGGTAGCAACAAGAGACCTAACAATATAAATCTGTTCATAAGGAGTCTTAGTATCTAGAACATCCATCAACGCATTATAAAGGGTGATAAATGTTTTACCAGTACCTGCACATCCATAAGCCACCATGTTCTGACCCTTGGCATAACGCTCAAAGAATGCGCTTTGATTGGGAGTAAAAGGTTCAATCTTTTTAATATAATCAAGATTGATAGGCTTCTTCCTTTTCATTTTTCTGGTGCTCATCCCATTAGAAATAGGATTTGTACTAATACCTGCTGCTTTTTTCCTTGGCATACCTAGAAACTATAATCACGATGTTTACGAACTGTTGCTCCAGGTTGTTTCGAAGCTCTATCTAATACTTCATTCCAACCACTAGATTTTGCTTCACCTGTCCATTTGAACTCAGTTGATTGGCTGGCACACCCTTTAGACCAATCTTTCTCCCACTCTGGGTTTTCTTTTCTCCACTCATCATAAGCTTTCATTGTCATAGAGAGTTCTTTTTCCTCTCCAGTTTTTAAATTTTTTACAGGATAAGTAGGCATACAAATCTTAATAATGTGTAAGGTTATTTATAGCCACATTGCTGAAGCTATAGTAGGGAATTGTTCAGAGAAAATTCCCTTACAAGCATTAGCAATGTCTTTATGCTCTTTCTGAGTTCCATGTCCTGTTCTCAATTCAATGTAATGAAGCCAAGAACGAACAGTACCACTCATATAGAGTCTAGTAGGAGTAGCAAGAGGAAGTACAAACCTTGCACATTCTTTTGCCACACCCTCATCTAACATCTGATTATACAATGAATAAGCAGAACTGAATAGCGTATTCATCTGCCTATTAAGTTTCTCTACTATCTTAGGATCCAAGTTATCAATGGAATTCTGACGATTCTTATCATCTTGTCTTCTCAATTCAGGTAATTCAATATTTCCTAAGAGATTACTATCAGCATATCTCTGAGAGAATTCTTGATATGTAAAACTTCTATGACGTAATATCTGAGCTGCTAATCCTCTGGTAGTTTCTATTTCCAGAGTCATGAATGCTTGCTCAAAGATGGACCAATGCTGATGCTTAATGCAATACTTAAGTAATCCTGCTATGGATTCGTTCTCTTGGTTCTTTGGATTACTTACTCTTGCACAATATGCTATATGTTTCTCTGCATCAGGGGTCACTGTGATTAGATTTACTTTCATTCTTACTAACCTTCTTTCTTAATTTGCGTTGTTGCTTCATTAATCTAGCGTATGCCTGTTCGCCTTCTGAAAAAATTTCTGGGTGCTTAATAATATACTTAATTGCTTTCTTTGTCTTCATTCTGCACGTAATAAGCCTTGAAATAAGCAACTAGACCTGCAGTGGTAACTTGTTTACTACACCACTCCTCGGCACATTCGTAAATGTCTCTATTCGAATATGTTGCTTCACTAATATTTATATTTCCGTAATTTTTTAACAATATGTTAAGGCACTCTGATCTTAACTTAAGTTTTGCCTCAGAGTATTTGGAATCAGTCTGGGTATCCATCGTCATCATCGAAAACTTCATCATAATCTAACACAGGTTCCTGGTATTGGGAAGACCTATAAGCCTCTACATCTGAATAAACTTCGGATTCTAGAGC